AGGCCGCTTCGACCGCAGGATATGCCGTTTGCCACTTATTCTCCGGCCCTAGCGCAGCTAAAAGCGCTAATTCTTTCTCTGTCTCTTTTCGCATCTTATCTCCCCTTGTGCATCCGCAGGTGTCACTACAACCTATACAGCGGGTTAGTCCGCCGAGACGGGCGAAGCGTGAGCGAAGCTCCCGTCGTCCTGCGGCGTGAACCGCGTCAATAGGTATTGTGTACACCTGAAACCCCAGTCAAGTCAAGCGTTCTACCCACATTATTGGCCTATCTATGATCACGAATTGTTACAGACTGCCGCCGCGTGTGCTGCTTTGGTTGCGCAAGATTATTGCGTGATTGATGGATTGTTGCGCGCAAGATTATTGCTCACTCGTTCTATTCCACCCTCATTTGGGCTCACGCTGGTCAACGCACGCTGTCGATTGATTTACGTTGTAAACGAAAGATTGTTGCGCAATAATCATGCGTGCTCATTTGTTGCGCAATAATATTGCTGACAAATTGTCACAATAGACCGGGGTGGGCGCCGGCAGTACCCCCGAAATCACAACCTCGGATGAACTCCCGGCTCAGAAGAATTTTTCGCGCCGCTCTGGAAAACAAAGGTTAACCAATTTTAGCCGGGGCCTTGACATTTTCTTGTAATGCTGTAGAGGTTTTCTACTATGAGCGTACCGACCGCCCGTCCGCCGATGTTTGAGATGCCATCCGAGGAACACCTTGGGCCGTCAATGCTGGCGCTGACGCTCCCGCAGCGGGCGTTCGTGATTGCGATCCTGGAGACCGGGACGCAGGACAACAGCTTGGCCGCACGAATGGCCGGCTTCGGGAACAACGATCACTCGGCGTGGCAGGCAGGTTGGCGCCTGTCGAACAATCCGAAAGTTCAAGCCGCAATCAAAGAGGAGGCGGATCGTCGCCTTCGCGCCGGAGCCCTAGTTGCGGCTTCGGTGCTTGTGAAGATCGCGGGCAACGACATGCACAAAGATCAGTTCAAGGCGGCAGTGGAATTGTTGAACCGCAGCGGCTTGATCGTCCAGACCGAACACAAGGTGATCGTGGAAGATGATCGACGGGACAGAGCCGAAGTTGAAGCGGCGGTTATCGCGATAGCGAAGCGGATGAACGTAGACCCGAAGACCTTACTCGGCTACTCTCCGGCCAACGTGATCGACGGACAGTTCACGGAAGTGTCGAAGGACCCCAACGATCTATCGGACATACTCGCATGAGTGCGAACGGACATTTCGATGTGGCGCCGGCCCAGGACCCGAGCGGCAAATGGTTCGTAGGGGTGCGTCCGCTCGGCGCCGCCTATTTCTATCTGGAGATGACGTGCACTGAAGCCGCGACGTATGCGCGCGAGTTGAACGCCTGCGCCGATAAAGTGCGTCGGCTGAACAATCCACCGAGGGCATTCTATGATCGAAGAGCCTAAGAGCCTCGCCGAACTTCTATTGGTCGAGAAGGGGCTGCGCGAGATCGAGCGCCGGCACAAAGAGAGTGCCATCGACTTCTATGTTCCATACCCGAAGCAACAGGAGTTCCACGACTATGGCAGTTCCAAACGCGAACGCCTATTCATGGCAGGCAACCAAGTTGGCAAAACATTTTGCGGAGGAGCTGAGATCAGCTACCATCTCACCGGGCTCTATCCAGATTGGTGGCTCGGTAAGCGATGGGATCGCCCGACGCGAGGATGGGTCGCAGGCGTTACAGGTGAGAGCACCAGAGACAATCCACAACGTATTCTTATGGGAACCGTTGCCAATGGTATAGGTACCGGTTCAATCCCCAAACGTTGTCTCGACCGCGACAAGATCACTCTAGCGCGCGGTGTCTCCAATCTCTACGACACGGTTCTTGTGAAGCACTTCGGGCCCGATGGTAAAAGCGATGGCTGGTCGGAACTGAAATACAAGTCGTATGAACGCGGACGCGAGAAGTGGCAGGGTGACACACTCGACTTCGTGTGGTTCGACGAAGAACCCGACGAGGACATCTATGGCGAAGGGCTGACACGACTGCGCGAAGGCGGAATGGTGTTCGTCACCTTCACCCCACTGCTTGGCCGATCAAAAGTTGTGTTGCGATATATCCAGCCCGATCCCCATGATCCCGGTGCGAAGGATCGCGTTGTCATCAATATGACGTTGGACGACGCCAAGCACTTCTCCGCCGAGGAAAAAGAGAAGCGGCTATCGGGCTACGCCGCGCACGAACGCGAGGCGCGCGCTAAGGGCGTCCCGATCCTGGGTTCGGGTCTGATCTTCCACACACCGGAAGAGAAGCTGAAGGTCGAAGACTTCAAGATACCGATCTATTGGGCGAAGCTCTGGGGTCTCGACTTCGGTGTCGGCCATCCGTTCGGTGCGGTGCTGATCGCATGGGACAAAGACATGGACGTAATTTACGTTGTAAAATGTTACCGGGCGAAGGATCAGATGCCGCTCCAGCACGCCGCCGCAATGAAGCCGGCGCTCAACGGATTTGGGTGGCAAATTCCATGCGCTTGGCCACAAGACGGTTGGCAGCGCCAGGAGTTCGAGGGAACGCTAAAGCCGGTCGCGCTGATCTACAAAGCGCGCGGGCTGAAGATGTTACCGGATCACGCCAAGTTTCCCGACGGCTCCAACTCCACCGAAGCCGGCATCATGGAGATGCAGGAGCGGATGGACGACGGCCGCTTCAAAGTCTTCGCCTCCTGCACGGAATGGTTTGATGAGTACCGCTTCTATCACCGCGAGGACGGCGCCATTGTGAAGGTTGAAGACGACTTGATGTCGGCGTCGCGCGTTGCGGTCATGGACAAGCGGCACGCTAGGATCGTGGAGATGGGGCCGGGCGGAAGCCAGGGCAAAGTGCAGATCGCGCAAGGTGTTGACCAGGATGCTTGGGGAGCGTCTTGACGCAATAAAATTGCTGGCGTAAGCTTGGAAACTGTCTTTCAATAGCGGAGGAGATGCCGTGGCTTTCTCTCATGTAGGAAACTACACCACAATCGAAAACGCGGAAACGGATATCACGAACGACGCCACGTTGCCGGCGACGGTCCAAAATTTCGTCAATGGCTTACTCGGTGTCCTATTGGGCGTTGCGGATGGGCACGTATCGGTTGTCGTCTCCGGCCATCTGTCAGGAAACGACAACGGGACGACCGGGGATATTATTTTGAACGTGAAGCTTTCCCGCATCCCGTTCGTAGACTAGGACGACTTCAATGCAAAATCTTTCAGGTATGTCATCGGTCTGGGATACGCTCATGGCGGATGGCAACCAGCAACAGCTGACCGATCAGCAGGACCAAGCGCGTAAGAAGAAAATCCTTGCGGCGGGCCAATCGCCGGCATTTCAAAATGCCTCACAGTTCATCTATGGATCACGGACATCGCCCTCCATGACCCCAATGGGGTAAGCAATGGTCTCCAGTATCCCGCGCGAAGAACAGCTCCGTCAGGACGAAGTCGTCATGAAGGGCATCCACATGTTCAACGAGATGTCGAACTATCGGGCGACATTCGGCGGACATTGGGAAGAGGTTGCAGAAATCCTTGCGCCCAACATGCGCAACACGTTCTATCGCTGGAACATCAACTATCCCGGCGTGAAGAAGGCAGACCGCCAGGTCGACGCCAGCGGTATGGTCGCGAACGTGAAGTTCGCCGCGATCTGCGACGCGATGCTGACGCCCTTCTCTTCGCAATGGCACGGCTTGGCCGCGACGAACCCGTATGTCCAAAAGGACCGCAAGGTTCGTCTGTGGTTCGAGCAGGCGGCGCGTATTCTGTTTCAGCTGCGGTATCAGGCCGAGGCCAACTTCCGCAAGCAGAACAACGGCATCTTCCAATCCATTGGTGCATTCGGTAATGGGCCGATGTTCATCGACCAGCTTACCGATCTGCATGGGCGCCCGGTGAAGGGCTTCAGATACAAGGCTTGCCCGGTGGGCGAAGTTTACATCAAAGAGAACCACCAAGGCCGCGTCGATACCTTCCTGCGAACCTTCCGGCTGACGGGTCGGCAAGCCGCACAGAAGTTCGGCGGGCCGGATAACCTGTCGGCGCCCTTACGGGTCGCATTCGACAAAGGGACGGAAGTCTCGTGGTTCAACTTTTTCCACATCGTCTATCCGAACGACAAATATGAGCCGGGTCGCGCGGGCTGGAACGGGAAGCCGTTCTATTCCTGCTACATCGACGAGACCGGCAAGAAGCTCATGCAGGAAGGCGGCTACTATTCATTTCCGATGGCGTATGCGCGATACACGCAGGCGCCCGACGAAACCTATGGTCGCGGTCCTGCGATGGATGTGCTGCCCTCGCTGAAGACATTGAACGCGCAGAAGGCGACGTTCCTCAAGCAAGGGCATCGCGCTCTCGATCCGCCGTTGCTCACAACGGACGATGGTATCGTTGACTTCTCGTTCCGCAATGGCGCCATGAACAAAGGCGGCGTCAGCGAGAAGGGCGAAATACTTGTCCACCCACTCGCCAGCGGCCGTATCGACATGGGCAAAGAGATGATGGACGACGAGCGCGCGCTGATCGGCGACGTGTTCTTGACGACCATCTTCCAGACCCTCGTCGAAAATCCGCAGATGACGGCGACGCAGGTTATCGAGTTGATCAACCAGAAGGGCATCTTCCTTGCGCCGACAGTCGGCGGGATGGCGTCCGATTACCTCGATCCAACGATCAGTCGCGAACTCGATCTCGCAATGCAGTTCGGTATCCTCGATCCGATGCCGCCGCTGCTGAAGGAAGCCAAGGGCGAATACAAGGTCACGTACACTTCGCCGCTATTCAAGGCGGCGCGCGCGGGCGAAGCCAGCGGCTTCCTGCGCACGATGGAAAGCGCGCTCCAGGTCGCCGGCCAGATGAACGATCCGACCATTCTCGATTGGGCGGACCATGATGTTGCTTGGCCCGAGATCGCGCGCATCCAAGATGTGCCGGAGAGCTGGATGGCTTCGCCGGAGAAGATCGCGGCGAAGCGCAAGGCGCGTTCGGATGCCGCGCAACAGCAGCAGCAAGTGCAGGCGATGCCGGCACAGGCTGCAATGATGAAGGCGCAGGCGACCGTCGCGAAGTTGGGCGGTAAGCCACAGGTGCCAGGGCAACAACCGGGGCCGCAACAATGAGCTTCAATCTCAACATTCTAGAATATCTTCGTCGGCGCAAGACGGCGTATCAGCTGGTGTTCTCGCGGACCAGTCCCGCGAGTATTGCTGTGCTCGCTGATCTTATGAAATTCTGTCGTGCCGACAGCACAGAGTTTCATCCTGACCCCAGGATACACGCGGCATTGAGTGGTCGCCGTGAAGTGTGGCTTCGGATTGCGAA